TTTTATTCTCCTGAGAAATTCAATCTTATGTTTGCGCTAATTCTTCTAAGAAGAATCGACCATTTGAATTCTACCAGCTTTAAGGTAATTATTGATCTGTTCCTGATATAACCGATGCTTAGGGAAAGTACTCATGCGCTGCGGATAGAGCATAACAGTTTGTTCGCCAACAAAAAAATCCATTCCTTTGGGTGCTTTAAGTTGAATAGGAACAGTTTGTTTCTTAGAACGATTAACAATAACAACCTTTTTAATCTCTTTGCTGGCCTTCTTAGCTTGTTTAATCTCCCTTTGAGTTAAAGGCCGTCTAGGTTTCTTGTTCATTATATTCCTCTAGGGCTAGATTTGATCACTCCCAAAAATTCTCTTGTGTCCAACTCATCAAGTGTTTGGACCCGGCCTAAAACAGTAGGCACAATTCTGCCAGAAAGTGGCAGCCAGCCCTCAATCTTGATCTCAGTATCATACCGAACCTTAGCTAATTGATTAGCATCAATATCGATGTCGCTATTATCAGTAGTCCCCTCCCAAGTAGCTGTAATGTCTCCAACCATAAACTCATCTTCAACAGTCCATTGGGCAACTGGATTAAATCTAGTAATCATCTGATAAATAATGAATTCCATATCTCGCTTACGCTCAGCCCAAATCGACAAAGTATAATCAATCAAAACAGAAAATTCTCTAGGAGACACCACCATTCTAGTCTTATCACTATCCGCAAATCGACGATAAAAATGTGGTGCAGCTTCCGCCGGGGTTCTTCGTTCTGGATTGCCACGCAAGCCAGTGCGATTGACAGAGCATATAGGCAATTTAACTCTGCCCGTAGTCAAATCTTGTTTCCAATATAAAATAGTCTTATCGCCACCAGCAACTCTTACTGTTAATGGTTTAAGCCCATCTTTAGTAGGAACCTGGATATCAGAAAAGAATTCTTTCACCCCCCGATCCATAGCTTCAAAGCCAGGAACTAAGACTTGATGGACATCTTCTGTAGCCACATTCTGAGGATCAAACCCAATAGCAGTAGTCCTATTAAGATTGGGCTGCGACTGTAATTGAGAACTTACAACAGGAACGGACTGCGACTGGACCGCAGGTTCCGGCATCTTAGGAGAGAAATCGAAAGGATGAATAGGAATTGTAAACCTCTAATCTTTATCGTTAATTTTGATATTTAATTTTCTTAAAACATTGTCCCCATATAATCTATCTGCCGACAAAAACCGGCGCTCTTCATCAGTCAATGAAGCAACAATCAAAACTCCATCTCTCTTCAATTTATCGGCAATAGTTGTAGGATTCCCTACTTGAAGAAAATTCCCAGCTTCATCTTTCATTTCATTTTTAACAAATAATTGGTTCAATCTATGAGCGGAATTAGTAGCAGCACTAGATCTTAATATCTTGCGCATTTCTGCTAAGATTTCATCAATTTGATCATCAAAGTGATCTTCTACAATTTCATCGAACCAATCAACAATGTTCATCTAATCTTAGAATTATCTTGATGAGTAACTCTGAGGGATTTGTCGCCAGTAACCAATTCACAAACAGCCGTATAGTATAGCCATCTATATTGCCAATTCCCAGAATCATAAGCATTCAAAACTCGAAAGCGAGCAGGCCCACGTAATTTAGGAGCCCCATAAGGCATTTCAATAACATCACCAAGGTTGACCAGTTGTTCCAATCCTACAGCCTTGGCCAAAACAGCTCTAGCAAAAACACAAACAACCTGTAATGGAGAATCAATGCCATATCTAGTAAGTTCTAAATTGAGAGAATCTACTTTAAACCATGCTTTTAGATTTATCCCTTGCCTATATAGAGGATCGGCATCTTCGTCCCAAACATCGTCCAAATCATTGCGATCAACATAGGGTTCTTTTATGAAAAGAGTAACAAATGCGCCTCCAATATTGATAGTTTCTTCTGCTATCCGCTCAGCGAAAGCTAAATCTGGCTTGTCATGATTATAAACTGATAATGGAGTAAAACGCTTCTCTATATCAGTACGATGATCCGGGAGATCATCTATAGAACTAAATCTTTGATCCTTCTCATTGAAAGTTCTAAAAAAATCATGAACAGGAATAGCACACCTCTAGCATTACTTTTTCCCAGATCGGCCCAACCCCATTTGACCTAAAGCAACCATGACATCTGCCACGCTTGTAAGTTCCGGATTTCCTAAAAGAGCCGTCACCTGTCTAGCTTGCTTCAAAAGATCTAAAGTAACATGATCATCCAATCCAGGAACTAAAATTCCAGAAAAATCTACATCTTTCAAATTTGGATTTTTCTTGCCCAAATAGTTTTCTAAATAAGGCCTAAATCCATTCCAAGATCTCCACCAATTAGATGGCTCCCAAACAGACCTATAAGTTTTGTCCCCTAAAGGCCCAACAGCAATCTTAAACATATTAAGAACATCAACAAACAACATCAACTCCTGATAAGATCTAGGATCAATCTCATTCTCTTCAGCTTTCTCAACTAAATCAATCCACCTGTCTTTCATTTCTGCATGTTTTTCACGTTCCACAGCTTCCTGATCTAAATCGTCTTTAATAGATTCATGTCTTGCTAAATTCTTGCGCAATCTATGGAGTTTTTTCCGTTCCTTTTTGCTTTCCGTTCTAGATTGCGCACGATCTAAGAAAGCTTCTAATTTCGGTAAATATCCTCTCAAATTTTCTTTCCCATATTCTTCAACCAATTTCTCAGTCTGTTCATAAGCAGTTTTAAACATTTCGACCAGAGCTTCTTGAGGGTCTTTCCCCTTTAAAAATTTTTCAACATCCTTTACAAATCGGACCCCAACCAATGATTCGGCACCAAGAAAATCGCCTGCAGCCAACAAAATATAACCGCCAGGTTGCAAGCCCGGAACCTGCACATCTTTAGTTGATTTAATCATCTGTCTAGCCATTCCTAGCAAATCTTCTCTCTTGCTCGCAACTGTTTCTTTTCCCTTTCTTTTAGCACCAAAGATTTTAAAATTCATAATGCGGAGAAAGGCATTCTTAACTGCTGCATATCGCTTAATAGCTTCAGAAACGTTTTCGCTTAATTCTTCTGTTTCATAAAGATTAGCTCTAGCATAAAGGTCGTTTAACAATTCTAAAGCTCTAGTTCTGCCAGGAAAATCTTCGGCAGCATGTAAATTAGACAAAGCAACTTGCAAGTTTTCCTTATAATCCGTATTTATCAAATTCCGCCACTCATCTGAAGCAATTGGTTGTTTAGGCTCAATCCGAAGAATAGCCCACAATGGAGTCATATCAAGACCTATAATATCCAGACTATAAGCAATTCTAAAAATTTGATACAAATCATCAGCAAATTGAACACTAGGTTGTTCTACTATCTTCAAATCTCCCTCTTCAGTAGAAACCACATAGCCAAACCCATCACAATCATCACATGTCTTACCCTTAACCCAACCAGGATTACTAAGACATTTAGGACATTGGCCTTTGGGATAATGTCCACCAGTTTTTAAGACCATATAAGACCAAATAGAAAGAATCGATTTTCCGTGCAAATCACTTTGATAATTTTCTGATCCAAAACCATCTTGTTTCAACCAAAAACGCAAATCCTCCATAACATCAGCAAAGGCAGTACGAACTATACTAGCACTAGCTCCCATAGGCTTATGTAATTTAATAACCACAGTATAAGCTTCAACATTAGAATCCCCCTTTTCAACATCATCATAAATCCCAGCAACATAAGGCCTAGACAATTTGGGCAACGGATACTCATTATTATCAATTCTTAAACTGCCTGGCAAACCCTGTTCAATCTGATCTTTATCTGGGTCTTCCCTCACAAAACCATCATAAGCTTCTGGATAATAATTATTTTGTACTAAAAAATCCCAAACAATCTGAAAAATATTGGCAAATGGTGTATCTTCCTCATAGGACTTGTTAGAATCATACTGTTCCCCAAGCTCTTCCTTCTTTGCCCTCAACCACTTCTCATGTTCTGGATGTGCTTGATATCCCTGCTCATGAGTCCAGAACCAAGGGCCATTAGGCGAATTGCCTGTACCATTGCAATGCAAACAAATAGGGGCCAATTCTTCTCCCTCATAATCAGCGCTGACACCCCATTCAGGTGGTGCATTAAAACTAGACTCGCCACCTCTAAGAACCTGTCCTTTGCCTAAACAAACTGGACATCGACCAAACTCACTACCCTTCCAAGCTGATGATTCAAACCCTTCCAAAACCAACCAAGAAAAATCTGGCGAGTCGTCAGAACGAGTAAAACGCTCATAAGCTTGCCTCTGAGTTTCCCTCCTATCAGAAGCCTGCCTGGGCAGATCAGTAGTATAAGTAGGAATTGGATCTTTGGAAGTAGGAATGGTCAATAAAGGATTGCCAGAAAGCGATCTACCTGTGCCCTCGCATTCATAGCATTTATTGCCATCTTCGTCTCTCCCAGAGCCAGCGCAAGCCTTACAATCCCAATCTAATTCTTTTTCCTGTTCCGCTTTATAACGATCAAAATCTCTTAAAATGTTCTTATAATTTGTAATTAATCCTTCCCAATCTTCTATTTCCAAATGCGCATCGTGAATTGCTTCAATCAATTCACCAGTTCTATAATCATAGAACAAAACTTCCAAAATCTCATCATCTGTTAAAACTTCTTTTTCATTCTTATCTTCAAAATATCTCTGAATTTCTGCTGGGGCGTCATCATTAGCAGCAATCCATGTTTTAGCGCCTTTAGTATGGACATATTCCTTATTCTTTGTTTGTTTCAATTCTTTAAATTGTCTTTTGATAAATCTGACAATTACATCATTAACAGAATAGGATTGTTGCATCAACAACGTAGGTTCTAAATGTTGAGTAAGCTGATCCAAAGCTTCTAATCCTCGCTTAGACTTAACAATAAGATCAAATTCCTCTGGCTCCAGCGGTGCATCAAGATAATACAATTCTGCATCTTGAAGTTCCTGTTCCAAATCTAACAAGCCCAAAACATAACCAGTAGAAGTAGAAACCCCAAGTAAAGTGTCGCGATAAAGTTCTAAAGCTTTTTGATTGCGACAAACAAATTTCCCAGCCTTATTCATTCTAAGATTTCTAGAAGCTAAACGAGCAGATTCTTCTGAGAATTCTCTAGTCTTAGCCAAGCATGGACACGCTGGACTAGTGCGATGAATATGAAAAGCATTAGAAGCCCTTTTTCTTAGTCCGTCTGCCCGCTTTCTCAAATCTTTTTGTTTAGCTTCTAACTCCAAACTCCATTTCCTCTCCAATTCTGGGATAGGATATTCTAAAACAGAACCACGAGTAATGCCTGGCTTCCCTTGTTCCCTCTGTCTCTGATGCCAAGCTTTCAAATTTTGTAGTTCAACTTCTCTTAACTGCTTTGTCAACTCCTTTTTATAAGTCTTTCTCCTACCCTTAGGAGCTAGACTAATCATATAATCTTTCTTAGGAGGAGGTTCATTGGCAGCATAGGCAGACAATTGAGCAATCCGCTGACGATCCTTAATTGGATTAGTTTCAATTGCCTCATTAAGAATCTCTGACAATTTCTTCAACAAAGATTCTTCAACAGCTCTCATCAAAAAACGCCTTTAAGAGGGAAAGCAGTACAAATCTCACCGATGGTCAATGGCTTCTCAGGAGTAACTGACAAAGCAGAAACATCAATCTCTACTCCAATATCTCTCAGTTTCTGATAATGGTCCTCTATAAAATTACAATCTGTGCATTTACTAGGATCAGGAGCAGGACCATCGGGCAGAACAAAAAATTTCTTTCTGGGATTTCTCAAATAGATAACTGTAGCTCCCGGAATGGCTTCTAAGGCATCTTTTAAGTCAACAACGGAAGCCTTGCAATCCCTGTTTTCTGCGAGAGTAGGAGAAGTGAAAGCTGAGGTTGGCTCGCACCCAGGTACCAAGATTTTATTGCCATTTAAGACTTCTAATTTGTTTCGGATTCTTATTGCCATATCACACGTTCCAACAATCCAATCACATAATCTCCCACTTTATCAATCTTTCTCAAAACCTTTCTCCTCTCTCCTTTATTATATTTCTTAGCTAGATCTTCTGGCAAATTGATCCATATAGTATTGCTATCATGAATGTTAATTTCTAATTTTCTGCGCTTGCCAATGAGAACATCTACAATAGCCATTTCTTGACTAGTCCAATCTGACATTTTGTACTTCTTGAGAGATAATTTAAGATCTAATTCTTTTCCAGTTTTCTTAGCTTTTTTCATTGCTTTAGCAACAAATCTGTTTATCTGATTATAAATCTTATTGGCCCATTTATTAGCTTCTTCTGCATTTTCAATATTGACTTTGCTCATTCTTTTGGATAATTCACCACCAATAGTTGGCGTGCGAATTAAACTCTTTTCTTGAAGATAAGACTTGGCAAAATCTTCGAAGCTATGAGCATGAAAATCTTCGATTTCAATCATTCTATGATTATATTTAGTTATAGAACATAAACCCCTAGAGGCTCACCAACACTAATGGCAAATTCAACAGCTTTTTCATATTCATCACGACCTTCAGTAACTAGATCATTGCCGTCTAGGGTTATAGAGCCGCCATCTGGCCCAGGAATGCCTTGGATTTTGCGCCGTGCATGCCCCAATGCTTGCTTCATCTGCGCTAGGAATGCTCTATATGTAGCTTCTTGTGCTTGAGGAGATCTGAAAGATGTGACAGATGGAAGGTATTCAATAACTACTGGGAAGCTGCCTTTAGGAACTGGGAAGAGTTTAATGGTGCCACCATAATTGGTGCCAATGCCACCACTGCTATTGGCGGCTCCTCGTTCTACTTTGAACTCCCAACTGCCTTCGTTGCCTAATATTCGTTGCGAGAATTTGCGATATGCAGCCAAAAGGAAAAAATCGGTGAGAATGTTTTGAATACCTGAAATGTTACCTATGTTTCCAGCAATATTCTCCGGAATACTAAACCGTTCCCGATACAATTCTAATATATCATCTTCTAAAGAGATGTTCTCTTCTAATCCAAGCTTTCGGCAAGATTCCATCCATTTATCGTCATGTTTGCAGCTGCCAGAAAATACATGGGCAGCTTCATGCAAAATAACATCCTCTACTTTATCATCATTTATAATTCGTGAAGATATAAATATCTCACCAGTAAGTAAATCACTAAAAGCTAAAACTTCCTTAAAAGGAATAAATTTAATCATAAAATAACTTTGATATGAGATCCAAACACGACGTAGAACAAATAATTTCTGATTATAATGACGAATTAAGCGTTCATGATATTGCACAGAAGCACAATGTTCCAACTGCTTCTGTGCATTATATCCTAAAGAAAACAGGTAATATCAGATCAACAAAGCAAGGTTTAAAACTAGCTAAGAAGAAAGGAAAAATTTATAAGAACAAAGAAATTTTTAATTTAGAAAAACTCTTAAAGGAATATGAAACGAAATCTCTGACCGAAATATCTGAACAATATAAAGTCTCAAGAAGAAAACTGAGCAATATATTAAAAGAAAACAATATACCGCTTAAATCTTTCAATCATAAAGGCAACCAAACTAGATTGGAGAAAACTAACCAAAAATTCCCTCAATTGGCCGACGAACAATGGTTAAGAGCCCAATACGAAACAAAGACATTGGAAGAGATAACAGAAGAAATCGGCTGCTCGATAAGCGTTATACGAAAAAGATTCAAAACATTCGACATTAAATTCAAAAAAAGCAATAGATTTTTTGAAAAAACTTCATCGAGTAGAGGCAGATGGGTAGGGTATTATAGTCCTAAAAATAAACGACCATATAAATTTAGATCTTTTATGGAATGTGGTTTTGCAATTCAATTAGACGAAAACACAGACATAACGTCTTGGGAATACGAAACTTTCAAATTTTCATATTTCGATGGTTTCACTGGACAACAAAAAACTTACATTTGTGACTTTTCTGCAATTGTCAATGGGGTTTATCATCATTTCGAAGTGAAGCCATTGCGAAAACAAGTCCCAACCGACAAATACCTCTACGCTAAAAATTGCATCAATAACTGGCGATGGATCACTAAAGAAGAAATTGATAAATCATATTCTCTATTCAAAAACGGATTATTTAAAGACAGAATCAAAATAATAAATATTCAATCATCAAAGAAAAAGAATTTATATTATTATACTGAAGATCCAACTCCGCCCAAATTAGACCAAAAATTTCAGTTTATTCGAACTATCAAATATGGCATTTATTACAAGCACAAATTCAAAAACACAACATATAGAAGACCAAGGAAGACAAAACACACTTCATATCGTACCGGGGATACTAACAAGCCAATCATGTTAATTTTAGACAAAATCTTAGAAAATATCAAAAATGACAAATCTTTATCAGAAATAAGCAAAAGCAACAACTGTAGCGGCAGAACAATAACCAAATTCTTGCACGAAAATTCTATCTATGTAAAATGGAGAACTTCTAAACGATATAGCGAAATTTACAAAGCGAGCAAGAAAATGTGGCCTACTGAAAATTTACCACTTAAGACCATAAGCAATTCTTATTGGGACAATTATGATTGGTTATGCAAACATTACGTTGACAAACAATTGAGCGCAAGAAAAATTGGCGAATTAGTAGGGAGGAGTTATAAAGCAATCTTAAAAAGATTGCATCGATATGGAATACCAACAAGATCTAATGCACCAAAAAATAAGAATTATCAGAATCATAAGCAACAAAATAACACCCGCAACTAGTCTGAACGCTCCAACTTCCATTTTCTATTGTTTCTAATATATCTAAAACTTCATATTCTTCATTATTGTCAGACAACAAACAATCTCCAATTCGGCATTCACTTGCAACAACATAATCACCATTGATATAAATTGGGTGATTTGGAGTACATTTAACACTGCCAACTCCAGTTTTAATTTCAACCATAGGCTGTTTTCTTGAATTCCATCTCAATAAGAAATTTCGATTGCCAAAAGGAGTTTTTAATTTGGGACGTTTCTTCATCTCAGACAATTCTTCGCAAGTAACAGGCCCTTTAGTCGTTAATAAAACAGAAAAAGCACCGTGCGAGAAAAGGAATGATTCGGCACCGAATATATCATCAATTCTCGTTGTACTCGGATCCCATGAAATGCTACGAATCCAATAAGCATCCTCTGGCAGAGGATATTCTGACTGCAACGGTTGTGTCATGAAGAAAGCAAATCGCTCTTCAAGAGGAAAATAATGAGCTATAAAATTTCCTGTAGATCTAAGAACTTGCTCTAGTTGAGATTCTATTAGTTCTACGAGAACTACTGGATGCCCAAGCTGAGACAAAGCATGAAATTTGAGAGGATTAGAATCTATTTTGAGAACTACCGGTAATTGTTCTGGTCCAAGTATCGCCATTGTATTTTAAATTTGTGAAGACATTAGACATTGGCTGAAAATTAACGGATTGTTAAACCATTTTCATTTTTCAAATTCAGGGCATGGGGAATGGGAAATCACTTGCCCCTGCTTCAGCGAAGAATACCCAGACAGAGCAATAATTGCGAACAACATGAGACATAGAGTAATGCTTGTCTGTGGTCACGACATGATGGTCGATCCAATTCCGATCAGAGAATCGCAATGCGAGGATGCCATATTTGAAACATTTTTTGATTGTTCCCTAATAAGCAATTTGACATCAGAAAAATTGGACGATTGGCACAAAACTCTATGGCATAATGAGTATGCCAGGTTGGGCGGTAAATCCACCAAAAAAGAATATGTTCAACATCTACATAAATTCTTCGAATTAACCAAGGAACCTTATATTGACGGAAACATTATCAATGATACAAAAGCCATGGCATACGCAAAATGGATTATTTATATCGGAGGCAAGAAAGAGGCTGATCGTTATTTCGCTTCAGTAGACAATATAATGGCTTATACCTAGCCCTGGAAACTTCTTCCACCGATCTTCTTAGTTCCAAATTTCACGCCATTATATTCAATATGAACAATATCTTCTATTTGGAAATTGGGGAGCCCAGGCGATCCGCTTAACAAAGCAGTCTCTAAATCATCTCTTAATTGTAAAACTTCGATAGTCACGACATCGACTGGATCTTGCGCAGCTGCCAAAGATCCGCCTTGATTCACATCGGTAGTTGCCGTGGCTTCTCCTTGATCTGTGCCACTGTGAATTACTGTTACGTCTGTAGTAGGAGCTACATTTCTGCGATCGTCACTGTCTCGTTCTCTTCTAACAAATCCGACAATGGTGAGCCTACCTGTAAAATCTCCAAATTGCGGCGTGAAAGCAACTGGAGTTGCAATATTGACAGAAGTAGACATTAAGTTTCTATCTTCTGCATCTAAAATGCTCTGCTCAGCTCTTAATGCTGCTTTTTCTAGATTTCTTATTAGAGTAGTTCTTTTGCCAGTACCAAGATTAGGGACGACTCTGACATGGGCCGTGAATGGTATGAATAGTTCTCTTTGCGCGGCTCCTGGAGTGACATAAGTAGAGTCTGTTGATAAAATTGGCATGGTTTACCTACGATACTTTTGAATCATGTTTTGGAATTCTAGATAATTATGCCATTCTTTGCCACCCATTAGATCTGCATATTTCTGAGACCAAAAGGGGTCCATTGCAAGATTCTTTAGGGCTTTTTTGTGCACTGCATTGTTAAAATTCCATGGATCTTTTTTTCTGTCAATTCTTTTATAATTTAATGCATATTCGTATGCCAGTTTGGGATCTGAGGCAATGCTGGCTAGTGCCATTCTTCCTCTATTATCGGAAGTGTGCCAGGGGAGGCGCCATGTGTTGGTTGGCCCCCAATGAGCAACGCGAGTTTCCATAATCTTGTCAGCTATTATTTTGTGATAATTTAATGCCAATTCTGGGTCTCTTGCAATTTTGTCTAATAAATTGTTGATCATTTCTGAGTTTGTCTGTATAAAATTAAAATTATCGAAATAAGCCATAGTTGCTAAAGCCCATTTGGGGTCTTGAATAAGAATTGGCCAAAATGGGATCGTTTGAGCATCTTCATATTCCCTAAACCTATTAGTTAGATATTCATAAGCCACTCTTGGATTAGCAGAGATTAGAGCTTCTCTCGTCTCTGGATCTGTTTCGATTCTGATGTTGTATAAGATATTAGAAATTAAATCTGAT